GGACAGGCTACGTTGGGGGCTACGAGGGCCCCTTTGATACCATCATCGCCCCGGACGACGCTGAGAGGCGGGTCACACAGTCTGAGAGGGGCAGGCACGTAGAGCACACCTACGAAGTGTTCATGGGACCGTCCCCGGTCGTGACCCAGCGGGACTTCATCGTCAAGCAGACGAATGAGCGGTACAGCATCGGACCGTCCCGCCGCCCCACGAACAGAGGGAACCTGCTCCAACAGCACTTCAATATCCGGTACCTCGACGAGGGCGACATCAAGTACAAGGTGCCCATCGATGGCGTCGATACATTGACGTGGCCTGAGACTCGCTACGGCTTCCGTCCCTACCCGTTCCTGTCTGTGGACGGAGAGGGCTACACACCACCTTCCACTGCACCGGACGCCCCGCCCTATCCCGAAGGCCCTGATGCCCAGATCCCGATGGAGACGGACAAGGCTGGTTGGGACAAGAGCAAGGAGCAGCGAGGCCGGACCCCCGTCTGGGAGAACCAGAACGAGTAAGGGGGTGCCATGGCCAAGATGAAAGCCACAGTAGAGGGACGAGTCAGGGGCACCTACGGGAAGCCATGGTCCCGCATGGCGAATATCCCGGTCACTTCCAAGATGCTGCACACCATCGGTAAGTGCATGGCCAAGGTGTTCGCCGAGGAAGCGGTCAAGGACTTCCAGAAACGGGGCTGGTCACAGAAGGACCCCGCTGGAGGTGGCCGCCTCAAGGATTCCTTCAGCTACCGGATCAAGGGCCGCAGCACGGTGGAGATCACTTGCACCTTCTATGGGGTCGCTGAACTGGCCAATGAGGATATTCCAGCCCACCCCATGCCGTGGCTCACACAGCACGCCAAGGATGCTCACCCGGCCAAGTACAAGCTCTCACAGGCGGAGCGGGACGCCAAGATGAAGAAGGGCGGTAGGGTGTCACAGGGGACGAGACGTCCCTTGGTGGTCCCGATCCAGACCGGAGGGGGCGTCATTTTCCGCACCGCACCCCTGAAGTTCACGAATGCGTGGGTTCACCCGGGGATCGCCAAGTTCACTTTCACCCAGCGGGCCGTCCGGCGATCCAAGGAGGAATGCATGAGGGTCCTCCGTGACGCCGTGGCGGACTACATGAGGGCAGGAGACCCGACGTCATGAAAGAAGCCCGGATCACATGTAAGACGAGGACGGTGAAGATCGCCGACCTGGACATCGACATGGTCAGAGGCGAGGTGGTGTTCATCCCTGTGGAGACGGCGAGCGCCTCTACGGATCTGCGGGTCATGCAGGGTGCCAAGGCCGTAGAGGTGTTCTACGTCCAGCGAAGCCAAGAAACACGGCAACACGCCCCCTCCGCCCCACCTGGCCGAGGCACCCCCCCGAAGAAGCGTAAGGCCATCGTGACCGTCAAAGGGCACGAGATCGATGAGGACGCCCTCGCCGACAAGCTGATGGAGCGGCTGATGCCCTTCGTGGGCCAGCGGGTCTCTGGGGATGTCATGGAACGGATGCAGGCCACCCTGGATGATTCCATGCAACAGATCCGGCAGGCCCTTCAGGGAACTGTAGGAGTCCGTCCAGGTGTGTCCCCCGGTACAATGGTAGATGCCCCCGAGATTGCCTTTATCCCGGAAGGCATAGTAGGGGCCGTAGAGGGCACCGTCGAAGTACAAGAGGCGGAGTCAGAGGGATCCGGTGGGGTGGATGACGCCGCAGCGGCCTTGAAGGCGGCCCGTAAGCAGAAGAAGGAGACTCCATGAGCGACGATACCAAGAAGACAGCGGTGATTCCGGGCATCGGCCTGGACATCGGCACCATGAACCTCGTGTCCGCCCGCAGAGGCGACAAGGGCATCACGACCAAGCGGATGCGGGACGTGTTCCTGGACCTGCCCACGTCGGCGAAGAAGATGCTCAAGCTCTCCGCCACCAGCTTCGTAGAGCGTGAGGACGACGTGCTGATCCTCGGCGACGCTGCTTTGGAACTGGCCAACGTGTTCGGACAGGAGGCCCGTCGGCCTTTGTCCGCTGGCATCGTGTCGGCGACAGAGTCCGAGAGCCTGGACGTGCTGGGCCTTCTCATCAAGGAGGTCCTGGGACCTCCTGCCGTGCCGGACGAGGTGTGCTACTACTCTGTCCCTGCGGAGCCCATCGACCAGCCGGACAGGGACATCATCTATCACCGGGAGGTGTTCCGCCGCATCGTGACGGAGTGCGGGTACAAGCCCTTCCCGGCCAACGAAGGCATGGGGATCATCTTCGCCGAGACGGCGAAGGAAGGGTTCTCCGGCGTGGCCCTTTCGTTCGGGAGCGGCATGACCAACGTCGCCCTGGCGATCAATACCATCGAGGGCCTGATCTTCTCTGTGGCCCGTGGCGGTGACTGGATCGACCGTGGGGCCGCCAAGTCCGTAGGAGCGACGCAGGCCCGTGCCTGTGCGGCCAAGGAGAAGGGGATCGACCTGACCAAGCCGCAGGACAGGCTGGAAGAGGCCATCGCCCACTACTACCGGGCCCACATCGACTACGTGCTGGACCAGATCGGCCTCCGGTTCAAGTCCATTGAGGGCAAGTTCGACCTGCCCCGTGCGATCCCCGTGATCGTGTCCGGCGGGACGAGCCTCGCTGGTGGGTTCATGGAGTTCTTCACCAAGGTCTTCAATGAGCGGCGCAAGCGGTTCCCCATCGAGGTCAGTGAGATCCGACAGGCGGGCGAGCCCTTGAACGCTGTGGCCCACGGTCTGCTCATCCAGGCGATGCAGGAACACGAGGAGGACTGAGATGAGCACCACCCACGAGGAACTCCGGCACGCCATCATGGAACTGTGGCAGATAGACCTTGAGCCCAAGGCCAAGGCGGACACCTTGCGTTTCCACCTTGGACTGACCCCCAAGGTCGTAGAAGCCTTCGAACTGGCCCTAGACGGGCAGGGCACGGCGCAGGACGTGGTCGACGCCTTGGACGGAGTGACCTGATGAGCAGCAACCCCTTCTACGACCCCGAAGCCGCCCTGAGAGACCTGGAGTTGTTCCACGGGGACAAGATGAACCCGCCCAAGCCGCCCCCGAAGGCGAGGTGGACGGAAGAGATGGAACAGGATTTCCAGGCGTTCCACGGGGACAGGGAGAAGCCGTGTATTTCCAACTGACAGAGGCGAACCCGGTAACGGGGCTATACCTTCCGTTAGCTGGAGATACACCGGAGGCTCTTATGCCGCCCCGCAAGCATGCACTGCTCACAAAAGAGGTTCTGTTAGACCTGTATTTTGACCAGAAGTTCTCGATGCCTCGGATTGCTGAGATGCGGGGTGTTCCATATAGCGTCGTGAGGGCTTCTTTTCGAGCCTGTGGGCTTCGCTGGCGGACCAAGTCGGAAGCACGGGCTGGACGTTCCTGGAATGAGGCCACTAAGGCTAAGATTTCTGCGGCGCATCTCGGGCGTAAGGATTCCCCTGAGACAGCGGCCAAGAAGAGGGCTGCACTAGCCCGGGTGTGTGCATGGACAGTAGGGGTTCCTTACGATGATCCCCGAAGGGTTCGGCAAAGGAAGGCCGTGGCTGATGCCATGCGAAGGCCCGAAGTTCGGGAACGTTGTTCTATTGTGCGGACAAAAATGATCCAGTCCGGGCGCTACTATTCAAGGGGGTACTACCAGTCCCCGAAAGCAGGCCGGGTTTATTACATGTCGGGTTGGGAGCTTCGGCGGTACAAGGAGTTTGATGCAGATCCTTGCGTTGCCTGTTACTCGGTGCAGCCTTGTTCCATCCCTTACTTGTGGGACGGTAGTACCCATCGGTACATCCCGGATGTTTTGGTCGAGTACGTGGATGGGAGCAAGGTATTGGAGGAGATCAAGCCCTTACAGATAGTGGAACGGGATGCTCAAGGTAGCGGTCGGATTGCAGTGAAGTTGCGTGCTGGAGAAACCTTTGCACAACAACAAGGTTGGGGCTGGCGGCTCTTCTCCTATGGGGTTGCCTGATGTATTTTGCCCTCACCGAGGCGATGAAAAGGCGGTTCGTCCTTGAGATGCGCCGCTTCTGGGCCAGTCACCCCAAGTACCGGGACATCGTCGATCACATCCAGGGGAAGTACTCCTTCCGGGAGCGTCCTCAGTACGGGATCATCGTCAAGACGTCCGGCGGCAACAGGGTGGACCTGTCAGCGGACAACTACATCGGCGTCATCAACGCCTACCCGTACCTGGCCAAGGTCGGGGCCTATGCGGGCCTCTCAGTTGAGTGGGTTCGTGAGGACTCCCTGGCCATTCAGAAGAACGGCGGCCTGTTCCCGTCCCTCCCTGGCGTCTACTTCATGGAGATCACAGGGGCCAACGAGTTCTACGTGGACCCGCTCCTGGACGTGTACGCCGAACCCGTAACGATGGTGGATACCATCACGGGGCAACTCCAGAA